GACCCAGCAGACCCGAACCTGAAACGACCCGGCCCGGACGGGCGCATCGAAGCGCAATTCACTGGAGACGTAACACCATGACCAATCGCATCACTGTGGTGCCGGCCTCTGGCCGTTCTGTGCCCGACCCGGAGGCCGGCGACTTGTTGCCTAAGGAAGGCCGCGAGGTTCCAGACAACGCCTGGTGGCGCCGCCGTCAGGCCGATGGCGACGTGACCCTGAAAGCCGACAAGGCCCCATCCACCAAAGCCGGCGTGCCGGCGAAAGCTGAGGAAGCGCAATAATGGCTATCGGATTCAGCAACATCCCGGCCGATATCCGTGTGCCGCTGTTCTACGCGGAGATGGATAACTCGGCGGCCAACAGCGCATCGTCGGCCATGCGGCGGCTGATTGTCGGTCAGGTCAACGACAACGCGACCAGCGAAAGCATCGGCCAGTTGGTCCTGGTGTCCAGCGTGGCGCTGGCGAAGGAAATCGGCGGCCAGGGCTCCATGCTCGCCGCGATGTACGAAACCTGGCGCAAGGTCGATCCCATCGGCGAAATCTGGTGCCTGCCGTTGCAGAACGACACCGGCACCGTGGCGACATCGACTATCACCATCGCTGGCGCCGCGACGGAAGCTGGCCTGCTGAATCTGTATGTCGGTGGTACCCGGGTGCAGTCGGTCGTGGCCTCGGCAGCAACCCCAACGGTAGCCGCTGCCGCCCTGGCGGTGAAGATCAACGCAACGCCAGACCTGCCCGTTACCGCTGCGGCGGTCGCCGGTGTGGTGACGTTGACCTGCAAGTGGACGGGCGAAAGCGGTAATGACATCTCCATCGCCATGAACCGCCTGGGCAAGTCCAACGGAGAAATGACCCCGGCAGGCCTGACCGTCGTCACCACGGCAATGACTGGTGGTGTCGGCGTGCCGGATCAGGTGGACGCCGCGGCGGCCCTGGGCGATGAGCCGTTCGAATTCATCTGCATGCCATGGTCCGACACGACTAGCCTGAACGTCTGGAAGGACACGATGGATGACAACACCGGTCGCTGGTCCTGGGCCAAGCAGTTGTTCGGCCACGTCTACAGCGCCAAGCGCGGCACCATCGGCACGCTGGTAGCGGCAGGCCAGGCGCGCAACGACCAGCACGTCACCATCCAGGCCGTCGAGACGGGCGTTCCGCAGCCGGTGTGGGTTCAGGCTGCCGCATTGGCTGGGCGCACGGCGGTGTTCATCTCGGCGGATGCCAGCCGGCCTACCCAGAGCGGTAGCCTGCCGGGCCTGGACCCAGCGCCGGCCAGTGAGCGGTTCACCCTGACCGAGCGCCAGTCTTTGCTGACCTACGGCATCGCTACGGCGTATTACGAGGGCGGCTACGTGCGCATTCAGCGCTCGATCACCACCTACCAGAAAAACCCCTTCGGCCAGGCGGATAACTCCTACCTGGACAGCGAGACCATGCACCAGTCGGCGTTCATCATCCGCCGGATGCGCAGCGTGATCACGAGCAAGTACGGTCGCCACAAGCTGGCGAGCGATGGCACCGCGTTCGGCGCCGGCCAGCCGATCGTCACCCCGGCGGTCATCCGTGGTGAGCTGATCGCGCAATACGCCAAGCTCGAGCTGGAAGGGCACGTGGAAAATGCCGAGCTGTTCGCGCAGCACCTGGTGGTGGAGCGCGACACGCAGGACCCGAGCCGGGTCAACGTGCTGTTCCCGCCGGACTACATCAACGGCCTGCGCGTCTTCGCCTTGCTCAACCAGTTCCGCCTGCAATACGACGAAGCGGCGTAACCCCGACCCACGACACCCAGCCCGCCCTGTGCGGGCTTTTTCATTCTGGAGACACAGACCATGGGTCAAAAAGTAGCGGGCACCGTCTACGTCAAAGTGGACGGCGAACAGCTGATCATCACCGGTGGCGCCGAAGCCCCGCTGATGGACAAGAAGCGCGAAACAATCTACCCCGGTTTCTACAAGGAGGAAGAGCTGGCGGCCTATCTGAAGATGACGGCCGTGCACACACCCAACTTCCCCATCAAGGCACTCACCAATGGTCGAGACATGACCATCACCTGTGAATTCAGCAACGGTTCGGTCTACGTTCTGGCCGGCGCCTACCTGGTAGACGAACCGACCTCGAAAGGCGACGACGGCACCATTGAACTGCAATTCGACGGCATCAAAGGGAGCTGGCAATGAGTCACGTTCAGAAGCTGCAGGTCGCGATCGAGGCCCACGGTGAGCCGCTGTCGGAGCTCTCCTTGCGCCGACCCACCGTGCAGGAAGTACGGGCGATCAAGGCGCTGCCATACAAGATCGACAAGAACGAGGAAGTCAGCCTGGATATGGACGTCGCCGCGAAATACATCGCGGTCTGCGCCGGCATTCCCCCGTCGTCGGTCAACCAGTTGGACCTGTCCGACCTGAACGCCCTGAGTTGGGCGGTTGCCGGTTTTTTCATGAGTGCGGCGTCGCAGCCATCGGCGACCTGATTGCAGCCGCCTATGACCTGGCCTGGTTCTGGAAGGTTGACCCCGAACAGATGATGGCCAGGCCACTGGATGTGCTCCGCGAATCCCTGGAGCACGCCCAACGAATTAACGCAGCCCAGCAGGTGCAGTGATGGCGGACAAGTTCCAGCTCAAGGCGTTGATCACCGGCGTCGACAAGCTGTCGCCGACGCTGGCGGGCATTCGCAAAAACGTTGCGGGTTTCCGCAAGCAGATGAACAGTTCAGGTCTGGGGAATATCGGGTTCAAGGACCTGGTCCAGGGTGGGGCTTTCGCTGCGCCATTCATTGCTGGCGCAAAAGCAGCGATGGAATTCGAAACGGCCATGGCCGACGTTCGAAAGGTCGTCACCTTCGAAACACCCAAGCAATTCGAGCAGATGGGCCAGGACGTCCTGGACATGTCGGAGCGGCTGCCTATGGCCGCTACCGGCATTGCCGCGATCGTCGCTGCCGGTGGCCAGGCAGGCTTCGCCGCGGGTGAGTTGAAGCAATTCGCCGAAGACGCGGTGAAGATGGGTATCGCTTTCGATCAGACCGCCGAGCAGTCGGGCGACATGATGGCGAAGTGGCGGACGTCCTTCAAACTGACCCAGCCCGAAGTGGTGAAGTTGGCGGACCAGATCAACTACCTGAGCAACATCGGGCCTTCTTCGGCTGCGCAGATTTCCGACATCGTGACCCGTATCGGTCCGCTCGGTGCCATTGCTGGACTCGCGTCCGGGCAGATCGCGGCAATGGGTGCAACCCTGGCGGGTGTTGGGGTGCCCAGCGAAGTCGCCGCTACCGGCATGAAGAACTTCATGCTGGCGCTGACCAAGGGCGGTTCGGCCACTAAACAACAGGCCCAGGCTTTCAAATCGCTGCGCCTGGATGTGAAGCAAGTCGCCCAGAGCATGCAGAAAGATGCTCAAGGCACGATCGAGGATGTGCTTGCGCGCATTGCCAAAGTCGATCCTGCCAAGCAGGCCGGGCTGCTTACTGAGTTGTTTGGTACCGAATCGGTGTCCGCAATCGCACCATTGCTGACAAATCTCGATCTGCTGAAAAAGAGTTTTAAAGCTGTCGGGAAGGATGGGAAATTTGCCGGTTCCGTAGAGGACGAGTTCACAAAGCGCTCCAAGACCACCGCTAATGCCATGCAACTGCTGACCAACAAGGTCATGCGGCTGGGCGTCGAGGTGGGCAGCGCACTGCTACCGCCGTTCAATGACTTCATGACGTTGGTCGGTCCGCTGGTTTCCGGGTTGGCTTCGCTCGCGGCGCAACATCCCGGTTTGATCAAGGGCGTGCTAGGGGCAGGCATCGCCTTCGGTGTATTGCGCGTTGCCGTGATGGGTGCAGTCGTGGCTACGAAAATCCTGAGCGCTGTCATGGCGCTGTCACCGATTGGCTTACTCGTCCGGGGGATCGCTCTCGCCGCGGGGATTCTGATTGCCAATTGGTCGGTCGTTGCTCCGTACTTCGAACAACTCTGGGAGAAGATTCGACAGCCGGTTCTGGCGGCGTGGGAATGGTTCAAGGCTTTTGCAGCATGGACGCCCCTAGGGCGCATCGTCGAGAACTGGGGGCCTCTTACGACTTTCTTCGGCGCGCTGTGGGATCTGCTACGGGCGCTTTCAACACCGGTGATGGACTTCCTCAAGACCATGTTCGACTGGTCGCCGCTGGGGATGATCATCAACAACTGGGCCCCCATCACCGCCTGGTTCCAGCAGCTCTGGGAAAAGCTGCGTCCCATCATCGAGCCGATCATGAAGTGGTTCGGCGGCGGGGAGGGCGGTGAAGGCATCATCCAGACCGCCACCGACAAAGTGAACGCCTTCACCGAAGCCCAGCAGAAACGCAACGCGGGCGCCGGTGGCGGTACCGGTGAGTTGCTGATGGCGGATGCCGCTCAATCGGCCGCCGCCCGCCAGGCGATGAACAATCAGGCGTTCGGCATCAGCAACAACCAGCTTCTACAGCAGACCGCTGCCACCAACGGGCAAAAGCTCAACGGCGAACTCAACATCAACCTGAACGGCGCACCGCCGGGCACGACGATCGAGCAGCCGAAAACCAACCAGCCAGGGCTGAACATCAAGCCCAACGTCGGTACCCGTACCGTGGGCGTCATGAAGGGGTAAACCATGGCACGCAATTGGCGCGATGAACTGTTGCCGGCGTCGTTCCGTGGGATCAGTTTCTTGATCCCGCAGGCGTCGGTGCCGGTCGGCCAGAAGGGGCAGCTTCACGAATACCCGCAGCGGGACGAGCCATTCTTCGAACAGCTTGGGAAACAGGCCCAGGTTCACACGATGTCGGCGTGGGTCATTGGTGATGATTGTTTCGAGCGGCGCGACAAGTTGCTTGAGGCGCTGCAGGCCCCGGGCCCTGGTGAGTTGGTCCATCCCTGGCTTGGCCGCATGCAGGTCAAGGTTGGCGATTGCAAGGTGTCCCACGAGCTGACCGCCGGCGGCATGGTCAGCTTTGACCTGACGTTCTACCCGGACAAGCCGCTGACGTTCCCGACGGCCAAGGTCAACAGCCAGCAGCAGGTAGTGAAAGCGTCGGACAGCATGCTGGGATCGGCCTTGGAGCGGTACAAGCAGGCAATGGCGAAGGTTGATCAGGCCCGCCTGGGCCTGCTCCGCCTGCGCAATAGCCTGTCGAACGTTTACGCCGTCATCCAGCAACAGTTCGCCCCTTTCGTTGGGGTATTCACCAACCTGACGGGGTTCGCCCAATCGTTGATCAACTCGCCAGGGGCGCTGTCGTCGCTGTTCTCCAGCTACTTCAGCGACTTTTCGTTGCAGGACAGCGCTTTCGCTGACACCAGTTCGAGCTACAAGAATGCGGTGGCCACCACCACCCAGCAAACCGAGGCGGTGACGGCCATCAACACCGTGAGCCAGTCCGGCGGCATCGACTCGGCAGCCGCGGCCCAGGCCACCGCAAATCTGGTACAGGACGCGCTGCTGGTTCAGATGGCGCTGATCATCAGTGAAATGCCCATCGCCTCGCAGCCCGTCTCCAGCGGGTCAACGCCCAGCGTCGAGCAGCAGGCCATCTTGCCGGTGGTTCGGCCAGAGGTGCCCGTGGCGGATGACGTGCTGCAGCTGCGTGACAGCCTCAGTGATGCGATTTTTGAAGCATCGCTGAAAGCCGACCCCGCTCATTACGTCGTGATGAACACGCTGCGCCAGACCCTGGTGAAACACCTGACGGCGGTTGCCGAGTCTGGGGTGCGGTTGGTTGACATCACGCCGCCCGAAACCATGTCCGCCCTGGTGCTGGCTTACCAGCGCTTCGGCGATGCAACACGCTCGGCAGAGGTCGTGCAACGCAATCGCATCCGGCACCCGGGCTTTGTTCCGGCGGCACCGATCAAAATCGCCCAGAGGTAATCCATGACCGAAGATCAAAACACCGTCAGCCTCACGGTTGATGGTCTGGATTACTCCGGCTGGAAATCGGTTGAAATCACCGCCGGGCTCGAGGATCAGGCCAGGTCGTTCACCCTGAGCATCACCTGGAAGTGGCCTGGGCAGAACGTCGCGGTACCGATCCGGCAGGGTGCCAAGTGCCATGTGCGTATCGGCGGCGACATGGTGCTGACTGGCTGGGTGTTTTCCTCGCCGATCGACTACGACCACCAGCAAATCACAACGACCATCAGCGGCCGGTCTTTGACTGCCGATCTGGTGGACTGCGCGGCCGTGAACAAGCCGGGCCAGTGGAACAACCAGAGCGTGCTCACCATCGTCAGGGCGCTGGCGGCACCGTATGGGATATCCGTGCGCACTGAGATCCCAGAGGGGGCGAAGCTGTCGGACCACACCATCGAGCCAGGCGAGACGGCCTTCGAGTCCATCGATCGCTTGCTCACGCTGTTCCGGGTGTTCTCTACCGACGATGCGCGCGGCATGGCCGTGCTGGCCCGGCCAGGAAGTGAAGGGCGGGCCTTCGATCATTTGGAGGTCGGCAAGAACATCCTCACCGGTAGCGCGCCGCTGGATTTCTCCGGAGTGTTCTCCGAATACCAGGTGCTCGGCCAGCGCTCGGGCACGGACGACGAATTTGGGGAGGCGGCTGCCGAAGTGTCGGCGGTGCTGACCGATGAGCGAACCACCCGTAAGCGGGTGCTGATCATCCAGGAGTCTGGGCAGATGACCAGCGAGCTTGCGCAGGCCCGGGCCAACTGGGAGCGCGGTACCCGCATGGGCAAGGCGCTGACCACCACCTACACCGTCCAGGGTTGGCGTCAAACAAACGGGACGCTTTGGAAGCACAACACCCTGGTGCGCGTGATCGACCCCATCATCGGTTTCGACCGCTGGATGCTGATCGCCCGGGTGACCTACACCCTGACCGACGCCGGCATGATCACGAAAATGGAAGTTGGCCCGCCGGACAGCTACGAGCCGGAACCGCATGACCCGCACAAGAACCGCAAATTGAAGAAGGGCGGCAAGGCCGACAACTTCGAATACCTGATTCCCGCCGACTACGAGCCAAAACAATGACCGTGAAAAACATGCTGGCCCGCGGCACCGTGGTGCTCGTCGACGCCCTGAAGAAAATGCAGTCCTTGCAGATGCGCCTCACCGCTGGCGAACTGAAGGACAACGCCGAGCACTTCGAGCCCTACGGGTTCACCAGCAACCCACTGGCCGGCGCCGAGGTGCTAACCGCCTTCATCGGCGGCGACCGCTCCCACGCCGTGGTGCTGGTCGCTGCTGATCGCCGGTACCGGATTCAGTCCATGAAGCCCGGCGAAGTCGCGATCTACACCGATGAGGGCGACAAGGTCCACTTCAAGCGCGGCCGGATCATCGACATCGAAACCGGCACGCTGAACATCAAGGCCACGACGGCGGTGAATTTCGAAACGCCGGTTATCAACCAGACCGGCCAGATTATCTCTGGAGGCGACCAGCTGGCCGGTGGCATCAGCCAGATCGGCCACGTTCATACAGGCGTCCAGGCGGGTAGCGGACAGAGCGGCGCGCCCGCTGCGGGGGGCTGATGGTTACTCAAACCTCCGTTGAATCCGCGCTGATTCGTGCAGTGGTGATCAGCCTGTACACCTGGCGCCGCGCTGATACCGATGACCCGGTAGACGATGACCAG